AGCCTCAGCGTCGCCACTTTCGTAGGCAGCTTTGAATTTGCTCTGAGCTTCTTTCAGCTCATTGGCCACCACTTTTTTGGCTTGCTCAAGCAGTGCGCTTTGGCCTTGATGCAAGGAGCCCTTGAGCTTCTTGTTCTCTTCCACGATCGCTTGGGCCAGCTTCACTGCCTCTTCACGTTCGCGCAGTGCGGCCTCTTTGGCCCGGCGCTCTTCGTGGTAGCCCTTGCCCAGATGCGCAAGGCGTGCCTTCAGCCGCTGGTCGGTGTACTTCTCCAACTCCTCGTCTGTGACGTCTTTGGGCGCTTCCTCCATGGGAGTGCGGCCACGGTCTTTCTCCGGGGTGTCGTCGATGATTTCGACTTCCGGCTCGTCAACGGGTTCTGGATCAGGGTCGACTACGCGGCCACCTGCACGGGGGTTCTTCTCCTCGATCTCGTCGGGGAACTCGAACTCAGTTTTTTCAATTTCAGCCATGGTGCCTCCTTAAACGCGCTGGATACCGCGAGGGTCTTGCACGACCGCCTCGACAGAATCGTCGTTGATGAGACGCCACTCAGTGCCATGAATCTTCATGCGAGTGCCGCTGTTGGGGCGCACCAAAACAAAATCGCCAACCTTGCAGCTTGGGCCGCTGGGGAAGCGCTTCTCGTCCTTGAATGCGTCGGGCCCAATCTTGGCCACGAACAGCACGGGTGACAGCAGCTCTTCAAACTGCATGGTCTGGCTGGCTTTGAGCAAGCCGCCCTCGTACTCTTCTTTCGCCTGCGGAAGCATGCACAGCAGGTGGTAGGTAGCGGGGTCTGGAACTTGTCGAGCTTTTTCCTCTTCGTTTTTGTTGAGGATGCTGGACAGGTCCACCGCCTGAACATCAAAGTTAGTCGTCATTGTCGTCTTTCAGTTTACGCACGAGGTCACCAACTTCACGCTGTGCGGTCTGGAGACCTCGGATAACCCCGCACAACTCCCGGTAGTGGGCATAGTCTTTCGGCTGCCCATCCACCAAAGCCTCTGAATGACTTTTGACTTGCTCCTCAAGCTTACGGTTGAGGAGCTCAAAAAATTTAATGTCCATCATTCCCCTTTACTGTCCGGCGAAGTAGCAGCCGGTTTATTCAAAGTTTCCATCAGCTTGGTCCGCATCTTGATTGCTGCTTCCTGCTGCTTCTGGGCCATTTTTTGGTCGAACTCGCTCTGGCGCTGAGCCATTTCCTGCTCGTGCACTTGGCGGTCCATCGCCATCTCCTGCTGTATCTTGGCGGCGGCGAGCTCTGGGTTCTCACCCTGACGGCTTGCCAGCTCTTGCGCTTTGAGCTGCAACTCTTGCTGTTTGACGGCCAACTCGCCCTGCACCTTCTGAGCTTTAGTCTGGGCCTCTTGCGCTTTGAGCTGCAACTCTTGCTGCTGCATCTGGACCAGTGGGTCCTGCGCCTGCTGTTGGGCTTGCTGCTGCGCAGCCTGACCTTTGCTCTGAGCCAGCACCTGCTGCGACGCCTGCGCCACCAAGCGTGACAACTGCACCTCGACGTCCTCTGGCAGCTCGGAGTTGGGGGTAGGCATCGGCACGCCCAACTGCTCTTCCACCTTCTTACGGTAGGCAAACGCCAAGTGCTCGGAGACGTGGGCCATGATCTCGGCCTGCATCTTCTGCGCCTGTGGGTTCTGGCCAATCTGTGCCATCAACAGGGGGTCCTGCAGCATGGACATGTGCACCGCGATGTGCGCGTCGTGGTCTTGGTAGATGAACGCCTTGGTGGGCTTGCCTGTCAGGAACGCCATGTTCTCCGACACCGGATCGCGCGGAGTCAAGTCGTCGTCAACCGGCACCAGCTTGTCCGCGTTCTTGATGCCAAGCACCTCGATCATCTGGCGGTGCAGCATGGTCAAGTCGTAAATCTGCGGGGCTTGGGCAGCCAACTGAATCACAGCTTGGTACTGCATGATCCGCTGGGCCATGGTCGCGCTGTTGGGGTCGGACACGGGGATCACGTCCACCATGTCGTAGTCTTCGCGCTTGGCCTTGCGGTTGCCGCCCTCTGGGGTGTACTCGTACTCGCCCGGGGTGTTGTCGCGGATGATAGCCTTGAGGAGCTTGAACTCCTCTTTCATCGAGTAGTGCACACGCGCCTGCACGGCCGACATCGTTTTGAGCTGGCGCTCAAGGATAGCCAGTGTGGTGCCCACGGGCGCGTTCGCGCTCATGTCGCTGACCTTCATGTCGGCCACAGAGCCAAGGCGGCGGGCCTCGTCCGTGATCTTGTCCAGCAGCGCAGCCAGAACTTGTGACGGCTCTTTGTACGGCAGGGGCATGATGCTGTCGCGCACCGTACCGCTGGTCACGTCTACGTCGCGGAACTCGCCGGGAGCGATCGGCGTGTCGTCGCCCTTGATCCGCAGACCACGGGACTTCAAGCCACCGGGCAGGTTGGACAGCGTACCTGCGTCAACCAACTGACGGATGATGGATGTGCCTGCGCGCGCGTAGCCGCCGATGATGTGGATCAGGCCAAGGCCATACACCCCGAAGCCGGGCACGTAGGTGTACTGCACGAAGTGCTGGCGCTTGAGTTTGAGCGGATCGTCCTCGTTCCAGTTACGGCGGATGGCCAGCACTTTGGTCGTGCTGCGGTCGATCGTGATGACATACGGCAGTGCGATGCCGTCCTCGTCTTCGTAGCCGGGCAGGTCGTAGTCGACGCACATCTCCAGCAACTGATACCGGTTGTCGTCGCTGAGGGTGAAACCTTGGTCTTCTGCTTTGCGCTTCTCGATGTCCGAGTGGAACGTGAGGGGCTCGCCCAAATCAACGTCGCGGTAAAAGCCTGCGACCTGCAGCTTCTTGACGTCGTTCTTGGTCTTGCGCATGACGTGGGTGACACGCTCTGCGGTGCGCGCGCTGGACGCGCCGTACGGAATGATGATGTCTTCGGCCGGGATAAACACTGCCGCCTGACGTCCCAAGCTGGGATCGAAGTACACCTTCTTGAACGCAGCCCCGGCCAAGCCGAGGTTGTACAGCATGCGCTCGTGCTCAGGGCGGTACTCCGGCATCTCTTCGGTGAGCTTGAAGTTCATGTCCGCGCGCACGCGCTCGGCAGCTTCTTCCTTCAGCTTATCTATTGCCCCGATGATTTCCGTCTTGACGGGCCCCTGTGCTGGGAACGTCTCGATGATCGTCTCAGACTGGAACCGGATCGCAGCTTCTGTCAGCACGGTGGAGTACACGCCGCACGCGCCAATCCAAGGCTCTGTGCGCTCTTCGTACTTCATGCCCAGAACTTCGAGCCCTTTGACATACATGTCTGCCCACTCTTTGCGGGACGCCACGTCGGAGTCGTACTCACCCAGCAGGTCACTGGCCAGCGCACCGAGCTCGCCGTCGTCCATGAACTCGGCCAAGTTGGCATCGAACTCTTCTGCCGTCTCTGACTCCGGCATCAGGTCGATCTCCAGTCCGTCAATGCCGATCTGGACGCCCTCGGGGTCTTCGATCATGATCTCCAGCGCAGGAGTGTCATCTTGCTGGATGTCGTCGATGCTCAGTGGGTCGGTGCCCAAGAGACCAAGGCCCTGCGGAGCGGGGGCGACGGATGGGGTCATGCTGTTGGCTGCCATGTGTGATCCTAATAGTATGCTGCCCGGCGGGCCCGCGATATGCCCTCATTATCCTCGTGGTCGGTGCTCAGGCGCAACAGGCCACCTTTTCGCACCCGCATCAAGGCCAGCGTCATCGTGTCCACCTCGTCGTCGTGCTCACCGGCTGGGAACGCCAAAATCTCCTCGACGGTCTGCGCAGCCCACGCCGTCTCAGGAAACCATACGTGCCCAGAGGCAAACATGTCGGCCACCGCGTTCAGACGCGCAATCTTGTCTTGGCCCTTGCCCGGGCTGAAGTCCTGCACAAATATGCCCGAGCGCCGCATCTCGTCGATCAGCGGCTGACCGCTGGCTTTGGCTTCCACAATCACGCTGTCTGGCTCCCAGTCGGCGTACTGCTCGTGCGCCATCGCCTTGAGCTCCGGGAATTCGTACTTGCCCTTGACCTTGTTCAGCAGG